ACGGGGATAACTCCATAATACGTTCTGTCTGCAGCCTTGTCAAGAAAAAGGCACGCCCTGAAACGGGTGAAAAACAGGGAGAATCTTTGCTCTGCAAAGAAATTGGAGAAAATCTGGCTGAATTTGTAAAATAAACGCAAGAGAAAACGCAAGAGAAATCTTAGCGGATTCTCTTGCGTTATTTTTTTGCGCATTTTTCAGGAAAGCGAGGGAACAGGAATGGCAAAACACATGACGCAGGATGACCGCAAGGTGCTGGAAGCCCGGTACAATGCCGGACAGAGTGTTGCCGGAATCGCCAGGGCGATGAGCTTCAACTATTCCACCATCTATAAGGAACTGAAGCGCGGTGACACTGGAAAGATGGATGCCAATGGTCGCGCAGGATATAGTGCAGAGCTTGGGCAGCAGCGATTATACAACGCAAAGCAGCGGTTCAGGTATCGGGCGGATTGCCCGGCGGAGTAAGGCATGGGAGAAGTGTTTAAGCTGAACCATTGCTATAACATGGACTGCCTGCCGGCAATGGAACTGTTCCCGGATAATTATTTTGATCTGGCGGTTGTGGATCCACCGTATTTCTCTGGTCCGGAACGCAGAGGCTTTTACGGATCCAAAGTCAGCAAAATAGGCGTACACCGTGACTACCCCGTCTCTCCTGCTTGGAGTAAACCAGAGCCGGAGTATTTCAAGGAGCTGTTTCGAGTGTGCCGCCACTATATTGTATGGGGCTGCAACTATTTTGACTACCAGTTTCCTACCGGGCGGATCGTGTGGGACAAGTGCAATGGAAATTCTAGCTTTTCAGATTGCGAGATTGCGGCGACAAATTTGTTTTCCTCAGTGAGAATGTTCCGGTATATGTGGTCCGGCATGATGCAGGGAAAAAGCATCACAGAAGGCGACACCATGCAGGGAAACAAGAGCTTGAACGAAAAGCGAATCCACCCAACGCAGAAGCCGGTTGCTCTTTATGACTGGATTTTCAAAAACTATGCAGAGCCAGGGCAGAAGATCCTTGACACCCACCTCGGAAGCGGAAGCAGCCGCATAGCAGCATATGAGGCGGGGCTTGGCTTTATCGGATTTGAAATTGATCCGTTCTATTTCCAGTTGGAAGAAGAACGGTTTTCTGAGTACACAAGTCAAACAAGCCTGTTTCACATGGAGGGAAAGAAAAAATGATTCTTGAAAAACTTCACAGAGCAATCAACAACTTCAACAAGACATTCAACTGGCGGCGCTTCCGCCGCGATGCGCTGCACCTGGGAGAAAGCCTGCTGGTGTTCGGCGTGCTGTATGGCATTTTTTCAACCCTGATCTGGGGTGTCTGCTGGCTGTTCAAAATCAATTACAACCCAGATCTCATTGCCGTTGCATGGGCAGTGCCGGTGTTGCTGGACACTTTGGTCAACAAGGCTTATGACTGGAACAATGAAGTCCGGGACTGGGATTGAAAGGTGGGAACGACCTATGGATGAAGCAACAAGAATCTCGCTGAAAGACCAGTTCAACAGCCTTTTGGTACAGGCTATTGAGGGTAGGCGCGGCGGTATGGCACTGATGCGGGTGCTGGAAGAACTGGACTTTTACAATTCCCCGGCCAGCGCGAAGCATCACCTGAATGTCCCCGGCGGTCTGGTGCTGCATTCTCTCAATGTGGCAAGAGCTGCCCTGGAATTATGCGACAAGATGCCGCAGTTTGCAAAATGCAATAAGGACGCAGTCTTGACCGCCGCGTTACTCCATGACGTTTGCAAGGCTGGGCAGTACATCAAAAAGCCGGATGGCAGTTACCGTTATGAAGATAGTCACTTGATGGGACACGGTGAAGCATCCGTCAGCATTATCAAAGACTGGATTTTCTTGACCGACACGGAAGCCCTGGCAATCAGGTGGCACATGGGAGCATATAGCGGAGAGCAGGACTGGGGAACGCTCAGCAAAGTATACGACCGCTGCCCGGAAGCCCTGTGCCTGCACATGGCTGACATGATCGCAACGCACATCATGGAGGTAGAAGAGTGAGCAGAGGCACTGCCTGCTATGATCTTCCGAATGGTGAGCGAATAGAACTGCCGACAACCATGCCGGATGTTGAGGAAGCGCCGGGACCCCTATGTGATGGAAAATTTGAATTGCCAGAAGCCGTAAAAGAAATGTTCAAGTGGATGGATGAAACATTCGGAACATGGGAAAGCGACTTCAGCAGTTTCAAAATCTGGATGAAATTGCGGAAAAACTTCAATCCACCGGTGCGCTGGGAAGCGGTGCAGGACAAGCGTCGAAACCCAAAGCCTTTGGGCCGAAACACCTATTTATATAAAGCAAGGAAGATCAAGAGCTTGGCAAGAAGTACACATACCAGAGTACCCCTGCACAAGGGAAAACAAAAGAGTACTGAAGAACAGTGCAAGCACACATTCAAGATAACCGCATCCCGGTGCGCGCCTTGCAGTGGTTACAACGTGGAGTGCGAGCACTACGAGAAAAACAATGCCGCTGATACAAAGCATGGTTCTTCTCAAACGTGAAATAAGCAGCCCTGCACCGCAGAAGCGGGGCTGCTTTTATATGGCGCATGGCGCTTTTTCTAGGCATTGAGCGCTGCAAGCAGGGCCGGACCCTGTATGCGCCGAGTTGAGTTTTCCATGGAAGCCGGTACGGTCAGGAAATCAGCCGACCGACATAGCGGAATGGTGCTGTACAGCAGCGTCCTCCTTTCCGTTAAAGCCCGGTGCAAAACCGGGCTGCCATTTCCGCAAAAGCCGCACCCGCATGGAATCGACGGGAACGGGTGCGCCGCAGCATGAGCGTAGAAATGCCCTGTTCAATCCGCCCAGGAACAAAAGCGGTAGGCCATTGCCGTGGCCGCCCCGTCCGGCGCTCTCTTGCCGGGCGGGTCTGATATGCGGACGCATAGAGGATGATCCTGCTTCTGACTATCCCCCATAAGCAGGAAAGCCGGTTCGATGCCGGCCGTCCGTGCAAAAAGAAATGAGGTCAGTATGATTCATCTGGGAGATATAACAAAAATCCACGGTGATGAAATCGAGCCGGTGGACTGCATCACGTTCGGCAGTCCGTGCCAGGATTTGTCCATTGCGGGACGTAGGGCGGGACTTGCCGGAGAACGATCCGGTCTTTTTGTTGAGGCTGTGCGAATCATCAAGGAAATGAGGAAAGCGACAAATGGAATGTACCCAACTTTCGCTATTTGGGAGAACGTACCCGGAGCCTTCTCCAGTAACAACGGAGAGGACTTCCGAGCAGTCTTGGAAGAACTTGCCCGCGTGGAGCAACCAAACGCTGTTATTCCTAGACCTCCGAGGGGGGGCAGATGGAGCAAAGCCGGAGCAATCGCCGGAAACGGATGGTCTTTGGCGTGGAGACAGCTGGACAGTCAATATTTCGGAGTGGCCCAGCGCCGAAAGCGTATCGCTCTTATCCTCGACCTTGGAGGTCAACGCGCCGGAGAAATATTATTTGAGCGCACGAGCCTGTCAAGGCATCCTGACCCGTGCATCCCGGCGTGGAAAGAAGTTGCCGGACTTACTACAAACTGCTCTGCTGGAAATGATCGAGTGGTGGCAGAGGGGGGGCGGAACGCAGCCTACACCTTGAAAATACGTTCGGGATGCGCAGGCGGCGGCAAGGGTGCGCTGGTGCAGACGGAGAAAACCGGGACACTATCGACACTCCAAGACCAAACGCTCTTCCAACTGATTCGAGAACCGACATACTGCATTAGCGGGAATACGGTTGACCGGAAAACAAACCAGAACGGGTCAGGCGTAAGAGAAAACGGATCCTTTACAGTTAACACTGTTGACCGGCACGCGGTGGTATACAGCATTCAAGAAGAAAACCCTGCGCAACCGGTAGTTTTGGAAAGCAATCAGGTTCACGCAACGGTCACGCAGACGGGTATTTGCCCAACATTACCGGCGAGTATGGGCCTTGGCGGCGGGTATGTCCCAATGATTACGGATCACAGATCGGAAGAGCGTCGTGTAGGGAAAGAG